CCGACGCCGCCCTGATAGATGATCACGTTCCAGCCCTTGGCGAGATTGTTCGGCAACGTCGCGGTGATTGCCCCGGCGCTGGTGAGCGTCACCACCTTGCCATTGTCGGCCGGAACGAAGGCATATGTCGTCCCGGTCTGATCGTCGAACACTGCGCCAATTTGAGACGAGCTGATCAGCGCCGAGCTGATGGCATTGTTGACGTCGGTGGCGGTCTGATAGCCAGCTGCCGCAATGCTCGCAGAGGTCGCGAAGTCGCTTGCCGGATGGGTTGCGGCGTCACCCAGCCCAAGCACGCCACGCGCTGTCGACGCATCGGCGGCCGCATCGAGGTTGCGTGCAAAGGCGGTGTAGGTCGCCAGCGACATGGTGCCGACACCGGTGAAGTAGATGTTCTTGTCGGCGGTAGACGGCAACGCGGCGAACGAGGTGAGCAGCGCGCTGAGCGGCTGCTTGGTGCCAATCTGAGTATTGAAGGTCGATGTCTCTACCTTGGCCGCCAGTGCCGAGACGAGCCCAGTGATGTCGGCGATGGCGAGCACAACGACGCCGGTCCGGCCAGCGACGCTCGCCACCGGGCCTGACTGCACCGCATCGACCAGGGATTGCAGGTCGCCCATCTCGCTAGCGACAGTGGCCGCCGAATTGCTGGCGCTGGTGGCAGCAGTTTGCGCCTGCGACAGCAGGGCCATCATCGCCGACGGCAGGGCGCTATTGCACGACAGCGACCACTGCGTCGAACTCTTGGTCTTGCTGGCATAGACGCAGTGACCCGCCAAGATACCGCCGACATCGTCATAACTCGTCAGCGACAGGATTCCCCAATTGGTGGAATCATTAATATCCATTGCCAGCACATAGGGCGTTGGCGTGAATAGGCCCTTACCCTCACTGGTGACCGTGAACTGGATGTCCAGTCCCAAGACGAGACTGACGCTGGCGCCGATTGCCTCGGCAACCAGGAAACCGATCTCCGCCGCCTGCTGCAACACACCCAGCAGCGGCCCGAGCACATCGTTGATGCGCTGCAGGCCGACCGCCACCAGCTGCGCCTCGCTCTCGTCGAAGGTGTCCTGGCGCGCAGCAATGCCGTTGATGGCCGTGCTGATATTCAGAAAGCGCGTATTGAAGAACAGGTAATCGAGGTCCTCGCCTCTTGGCGCGACTTGCAAATCCTTGAACTGGATGACGTCACCAGCCATCGCGCCCTCACGGGTGATTGTAAATCGGAGAGACACTCACACAACGTTCGGAAAACTTCGATCCATCGGTGAGCGTCGAATCATAGACTTCCTGCGAGACGTAGTAAGTTTTTCCCGGCAGAAAGACTTCGTTGGCGGTGGTGAAGGCAACGTTCACCGTCACCTGGTAATAGGTCGGATCAGCCATTTGTTTGTTTCCCCGTTATGGCGACGCGTAGGCGATGCGCTGGCCGACGAGATAATAGTCGCCAACGCCGTCGGTGGTGCCGTCGATCTCGACATAGAAACCATCGGCAATCGATGCGGTGTTAAACGTCCAGGTGCGCTCGATGCTGCCGTCGTCGAGTGTCATGTCGACGATGACATCGGCCGACTTGTGAGTAGTCGAATAGTGCAGCGAGGCGGTGCAAGTGTGATGCGCGGTGACGAATGAATAGAGCTTGCAGATCACCTTGATGTGGGTGATCGCCGAGGCGACCGGAATGAAGGTGCTGATATGATGAAACACCGTGGAGCGCACACCATGCACCGTCACCTGCGATTGTTGCAGCGACACGCCCGGCATCAGATCGGTGGTACCGGTGAACACGATCTTGAACGGCAGTATCGCCGGGCCGCCGGAGAACGCCGGCATATTCGGATCGGCGTCGAACTTCTGCCAGTTGCCGCCGATCTGAACCTGATAGGAAAGATCGGTGGCGGGTGGCTCGACAGCATCGGCAAGAATATCGATACCGCCGATACCGCCTGCGAGCTGCAGCGGCTGCATCTGGACCTCGGCACGCACCGCGCCGCCCGCGGCCTGCGTGTTGCCCTGCCACTGGCCCCAGGTCGCATAGTGCAGCATGAAGCGCAGCGACTTCGGATTCGTCGTTGACGGCCACAGATACAACCCGGTGCTGCCACTCACCCAATAGGCGCCCTGGTGCACCGCGAACAGGTCCCACTGATCGCTGATGCAGAACCGATGATCGTAGGTCGTAAGGAAATGCAATCCGTAGCGCTTACCGCTTTCGAGAAACACCGGCGGAAAATTGATGCGGCATGGATAGACGTAGATCGGTGGGCCGCTTTTTATAAAGGTCTTGGTGAATATTCCGACCTGAAAAGTGCGGATCGTCTCGATGTCACCGATCAAAACTGGATTATCGAAACACGCCTGGACGCCTGGTCCATCAAGAGTGATGCGCCGGATCGTCTGCTTCAAATGATCAGGCGTGCCATCGCTCAAAGTCCCAGCTATCAAAACCGCAAGAGGCTGCGCCAATGGCGACATCATAAAGACGGTGACACCCGACAACCAGCCATCCTGCCCATTGAGGAACGTCTGACAGATGTGCTGGCCGGAATGGTCGAAGTTATCGAACAGCTTCGCCCAATAATAGACGTCGACGCGGTCACGCCAGAAGAACCGCAATCGATCGAACTGGTGCTGTGGCCAGTCAGGCGTGTTCTCCGGATGCTGGGCGATATCGCGCCACTGTGTGATCTCCCAGGTTTCGCCGACGAACGACAGAATACGCGTCGTTGGATCGAGCTGGGCCTGATACCACCAGACTTGCGACGCCGGACACGGCAACCACGGGAAACCACAACGATGGCGATATCGCGCTGGCCGCAGATGCCGGATCGTGAAGTTGATAAAGACATACTGCAGGATGCGCTCTTCGATCCACGGCAGCGCATTGAACGAGCAATCGACCCGCACGCGCGCGCCAGACGGCGTCGGCAGCATGAAGCCATCCAGGGAAATGGTGGCGGTCGGATCGGATGGATTGAGCAGCTGCAACGTGGACGTCGCCGCCGCGTTGGTGCCGGGGAAACGTAGTCCCTCGTTGATCTGGGCGTTGTAGGCGCCATCGACGTTGCCAGTCGTATAGGACAACGATGTGTCGAGAAAATTGTCGGTGCCGTAGTAGATGTATGCCGCCGGCTGATGAATGAGGTCCCAGATTTCCTTCACCAGGGTAACAAGCTTCTGGTACTCGGTGATTAGCACGTAGTTGCGCAGCTGATCGGCCAGCGCCGCGAGCGCGGTCGTCAGCGTCGCCACCTGCCCTGAAATCTGGGCGTCGAACACCTCGATCGTGGCGACACGGTCGGTGAGGTCGCGCAGGTTGTCGATTGCATTGGCAGTAACCTGCTGCACCGAGACGATGCCGGTGGGATCAACCAGCACATAACCGATGACGAGATCAGTGGCGTCGGTCGCTGGATATTGCGGCGACGGACCTTCGACGCCGGGCACCACGTCGACGTTGCAGTAGCGCGTCGTCGTCATCGCCACCGATTGCGGCTGCGATTGTCCGGTGTCGGCATCGATGATGAAGTCGCGCGGCTGGATGTCCTGCGTGATCGTCGCCCCCCAGCACACCACCGCAATCTGCTTCTTCTGCGTGACCGGCAGCATATTGAAGAGATCGATCGTCACCACCTCGTTGCGCGCATATACCGACCCCGCACTGTAAAATCGCCCCGGCGAAACATTGATCTGCGTCGGCGCCACCTTCGAAATAACGAAGCCCGAATACGACATCTGGGGCTCGATGGCGTCGAGGACGATGTGGTCTAAACTAGAGCCGAGGTAATCTTGCATATTATTGAAGTCGGCTGCCTGCGTTTCTTGATTATCGCGGTAGATCACGGCGTTTTCGGCCATTACTATCTCCTATACCTTCAGATACTTTATCATTTCTTCGAGGATCGCCGGATCGTCATTAACGAGACCAAGCGCCAGATTGCATGGGCGGCACAGCAACCCTCGAACTTTTCCGGTTTTGTGATCGTGGTCGATCGCCCAAGCGAAGTGCCATCCATCAATCAGTGGCGACTTCTTGCCGGTGCTAGCTGGGTTATCCGAACCGCAGCTGGCACAGCAAAAGCCTTGGTCGGCGAGCGTTCGGAGGTAGGTTTCGACCGTTAGCCCATGCTTGCCCAGTCTGAACTTGATAAAGGCTGGAGCTTTGATCTTGGCATATTGCTCGGATGTCAGTGGCTTTTTAGTCATTTATGTACTCGCCCACCGTGTAAGTGCCGTCAATCGGCAGGCTGTCGTTGGTGCTGATCATCCGCTTGACTTTGGTGTCAATTCCAACTGTGTCGCGGATTGCCATTGAGGCACAGACGGCGCGGCGCAGCGACTCGATCGTTCGCAGGTCGGGCGCGCGCGTATGGCCACGCATGAAGCCGCCAATGCGCAGGAACCACGGATGCCACACGCCGAACTTCTGGATTTTCAGCTCGGCGGAATAACGTTTTATTCCGAGCCGAGCCACGCCCATATAGGTCCATCCCTTGCGGTAATCTGGCGCGCGATTGAGGTCGAGGACGTACCAGCGCTCGTATAGATATTCCCACGAGATGGTCGGCGGCAAATACTTCTCGTACAGGAATTGCTTCACCGGTGACTTACCCCCGAACAGCCGCCGTTTCGAGGTCGGGTGCACCGTGGCGACATAGTCTGGATAGAGATCGATCAGCTTGCCGCCGGGCACGATGGTCTGATAGATCGCTTTGGCCTGCGATAGAGTGAGACGGCCGTCGCGCGGAATTCTGATCATGCGCGCCAGGGTGCCGTCGTCGGCGCCAAGGAAAATGCCGTACTTGTTCTGCCGCGTCGGATGCTTATTCGGCAGCGGCCACTTACCATCCTCGCCCATGTAGTAATGGTTGTTGAGGCGAGCAGGCAGCATAAGCTCGTCGTAGACCGTCACACCGTACTTCGCATTGAGATCGGTGACGGTGCGGAACGTCAGCGGCGTCTCAATCCCGCGATCCCATAGCGTCGCGGTCCGTGTGTAATTGCCGCCAGCGTCCTGAGCGGTGGGATAGAACTTGCGCAGCGGACCGGTGAAGTTGCCGTTCTTGGTGAACTTCTTGGTGGTGTTCGGCGGCACACCAATCAGAAACTTGGCGGGATAGCACAGGTAAGGCAGCTGCACCCGGCCGACGAATGGATACAACCGCAGCTGCGGAAAGCGCGCGACATAGGCGGCGCGATCCTCGGCGGTGTAGCTCTTGGTCGGAAAGAACTTCGAGGGCGGCACGATCGCCTTGACGACCTTGCCGCCAACCGCATCGACGAAGCGCTTGATCCCGAACAGGCTGCCGCGCTGGCTCTTCAGCTCCCACTGGTTGGCAACCCACCAGCGCCGGAACGTCTCGTCCCAATCCTCTTCCCACAGATTCACGCCCATCGCCCAGGCGAGATAGGGCAGGTTCATGTAGCGGATTGCATAGGGGTCCCACTGGTCGCGAATGATCTCGGCATAGGTGGCGATCAGCCGATAGCCATCGACCGTCGCCAATGCCTTCTCCAGGCCCGTGGCTTGCCTGTACAGCAGGTCCTCGCCAGCGGTAGCCAGAATGCCCGGGGTGATCGGATCGTTCTGCTGCAGCAGCGGCACGTCGATTACGGGGCGTCCCGCCGACATACCGACGGCGAACAGGTCCCTGGTCGATCCCTCTGGCGCTCCGAAGACCGGGACATCGACCGCAAAACCCTGCGCCCGTAGTTTGATCACGTCGGCGTTGATCGACGCAATACCGATGGCCGGCGATCCGACCGTTAGCCCCTGCGTCTGAAGATCGTGGCCGGTATTGATCGATGCTGCACCGATGGCCGGTGATCCGACCGTCACGCCTGGCGCCTGCAGGTTGCTTATGACGCCGACCGGCGCAGCAGCAAGGACGGGCGAGCCGACGGTGAGCGCCTGCGCCTGCAGATTTCTTATGACGCCAAGAGTTGGCGTATCGAGAGCAGGCGAGCCAACAGTGAGGCTCTGTGCCTGCAGGTTGGTTATGACACCAACCGTTGGTGCGCCGGGGACTGGCGAGCCACCGGTCAACCCCAGCGTTTGCAGAGATGCAAGCGCCGCGTTCATCGTCGGGGCGCCGAGGACCGGCACCCCGGCCGTCAGATAAAGCGCCTGCAGATAGTGATTGCCAGCAATCGTCGGTGCGCCGATGACCGGGGAGCCGACAGTCACCCCGGGAGGCTGGAAATTCTTTTGCGAGACGTCGATCGTCATCGCATCGATGACGGGCGACCCGACCGTCAAATTCTGCGCTTGCAGATTTTTCCGCAGTGTCGTTGCACCGAAAACCGGTGAACCGACCGTCAGTCCGGACGTCTGCAAATTGCTTATGGCAGCAATCGTCGGCACAGAAAGGGCAGGTGAGCCAGCCACGAGGCCCAACGTCTGCAGATTGTATTTGACGGTGAGCGTCACCACACCGAATGTCGGTGAACCGACCGTCAAACTCTGCGCACCGCCCGTGGCGACGAGCGTCGCTGCACCGATGACCGGAGAGCCGACCGCCAGACTCTGCGATTGCAAATTATTTTTGGCGCCAGCAACCGGCACACCGAGAACCGGTGATCCAACCGCCAACGTCAGCGACTGTAAAATACTTTTGACGCCAATCGTCAGTATAGGAATGGCAGGCGAGCCGACCGTCAGGCCCGGCGACGTCCCTAAATCGATGTTGACGAAAAAGTCTTGGGAAGCGAAATCGCCATGAGAAAAGTCAGCCATTTATTGGGACCCGCCCGCAGCGCCGTCGACCGTCAGGTCCTGGGCTTGCAAAGCAATACTGACAAAAACTTGCGAGCCAATAGTCAATCCTTGCGCCTGCAAGTTGACGACCTTAACGGCGTCAAGCAGAACTTCAAAATCGATATGATGGAAATCGTTATCAAAGTCGGGACCGGAGACATCCACCTTCACTCTCCCTGGCCCATGTACCTCAGCGTTGCCGAAATAACGTTGACGACACCGTCGATGTCGACGATTACGTCTGCCGCCGGTGACGTGATCTTGGTGTTGTAGACGCCCGCCTGCGCCAGCGCGCCCGACAGCGTCAGCAATGTGAGATCGGCGCCGAGCCAGCGCAGCCCCTCGATCAGATCGGCAACCGCCTGCGCCACCACCGCCATTAGCGTGTCGCGATCAATACCGTTGAACAGCCAGATTTGAACATCGATCAGAACCGGCGCTACCTTGGGCGGCAGAATGTTGATGACGTCGGTCAACCCCTTGCGCGCGGTGTCTGGCGCAGTGATGTACTCAAACACCGCCTCCACCTGCGTCGATGTCGGCACCGGCTGCGTGCCAGGAAAGAGCGTCCATATCTTGCGGTCAATCGAGATCGACCAATTGTAATCCGGATTGTCGATCGCCGATGAAAGGATCGGCAGGTAGACATTCCCGGTGTACGGCTTGGTCAGCGCCGAGGCATGCTTGAGCGGGACATCGCCAGGAAACATCGGCGCCGACAACGCCCAGAAGACATAGCTCTCGAATGTGCCCTGGCCGGTGCCGGACAAGCTCAGGATATTTGGCGACAACCAGATACGGCGGCGATAACTCTCGTCATTCTCGCCAGCCATTCGCGGCATCCCATAGGGATAACGCGAGCCGATCGCATCGAGGTCGCTACCGACCGCAAACGCCAGCGTGATTGCACGGCACGCCTGATTGACTCGGTCGCGCACCAGCAGCTCGAAGTAGGCATTGAGTTCCTGGTTGATCCGGATCGGATCGAACTCAAGCGCACCAACGTCGTACTGTGCCGCGTTGGGCGGATCGTGCGACGCCCATATTTCGATCACCTTGTTCATGCGCTGCGTAATCAGCGCCTCGGTGTCGATCTTCTCAAGGACCGCCATAGGGCTGAGCAGCTCCGGGCGGATGACGTTGAACCTCGACGGGTTTGTTGAGACGAGGTTCGACGGCATTCCTTGCGCTCCCTATTTCACGACCCCCCGGACAGAAAGGCCGATCTCATCCAAAATCGCCGCCACTTCGACGAAAGTCTCTTTGACCAGCCAGCGCTGGCCCGCGGCGAATACGGCGGTACCGACAGCCTCGCCATCGTGCTGCTCTTCGCTCGGCAGCTGCGGCCGCACCAAAAACACACCCGCCATGTTGACCAGGAGCGGTTCGCCGTTCGGCGCCGTGAGAACAACCCAGCTCACCTCAGCTCCGCCCCTTTCGTGATCCACTCGATGAAGAGCAGGATCAGCATCACCACCACCGCGAAGGCCGCGAGCTGCAGCGCCTTGACCACGCCGCGGTAATGCGCCGGGTGCTGCAGCGGCGGATGCTGGCGCGACACCGGCTTGGGCGTACCGCACACATCGCAGCGGCCATCCCCCGTCGCCACCGTCAAATTTCCACAGTTGCGACAGAGCGAAAATTCAGGATTGATCGTCATGGAAACGGCTGCACGTCCCACAAAAGATCGCCGCGCCCGATCAGTCCGCTCTGTTTCTGCATGTACTGGGTGAAGTCGCCGAGGTGGGCGCGCGGCCGATAGACGCCCTCGTTGCGGAAGATCGCCTCGCCGAGCCGGATCATATCGGCGGCACTGGTCGTTGTGAGCGGCGACCACTGGGTGAGCGCATCGCCCATGAAGTAAACCTGCTTGATACGGTAGTTCGGTTCCCACAGGTCGATCGCCGCAACAATCGCCCAGTAGAACCTCGTCACCACGCGCGCGACAAATGTCTCGCCAAGCAGAATCGGGACGAAGCTGCCGACCCAGCGGCGCAGCACCCGCTCGTGGAACGACGTCGCGAAGATTACTTCCATGCTCTGCGAGACATGATCCCAGCCCTGCAGCAACTTGCCGGTTTTGCGATCCATACCGTTGCGGGCTGGCGAGATGATCGCTTGGCCATTAAGAAGTCCTGGAAAAATCGCGTTCACACTTCTAAAAAAATTATTATCGACAACTGGAAAATCAACACCTGACCTAATGATAACTTGGTCAGTAGCGAGCGGATCGCCGTTACTCATGGCCGCGTTCCTCCCGTTTCTTCGACCAATACGCTTGCACCCCAGCTCGCTGTTTGGCTTGGAATTCCGGGTCTTTATTTGCAGCAAACCAACGGTGGAAGCGTGCGCGTGGTCCAGTACCTTTCCCGATGTACTTGACCACGCCGTCGACCATGATGGCGTAGACGTAAAAACGTTTCGTGCCGTTGCTCACGACTACGCCGCCGGCTTGTCTTCAGATTCGGACGGCGCCAGCAGCGGCTTGATCGCGCCGCTGTCGAGATAGAACTTGGCCTGTTTGTCGGTGAGGTCGACGAGCTGCTGCATGCCCATCTTGCGCACCTTCACGCCAGCGAACTCACCGCGCATGTCAGGCCGATGATGCGGATCGGTGATGACATACGCTTTGATCTCGGGCGCGGCCTTGCCAGCTTTCATGGCGGCGCGGGTGTGACGTGGCGACTTCGGCATATGACCCTCCTACTTTTTCTTCCAGTCTGTTGCGAGGATGTCGCCGTGCCGCGGGCACCACGGCACGACACTGTTGTCGGAATAGGTGACATAGATATAGGGCTCGGTCATCTGGCTGTTGGGGCCAGGGTCGAGAAGCGTCAGGAAGGTATCTTCGCCCTTGTTTTCGCGATAGACCGAGCCGCCATTCACAAGATGATCGAGCGCGCCGCCAAAATCCATTGCCATGGTGCTCTTTCCTTTCACTTGTGATCATCGTCGAACTTCAGCGGATTCTTGCTGATCTTCAGGGGTTGGCTGCAAAAACAACCTTCCTCGGTGACCCAAATCGACTTATCGCCATTGCCGTGGCTAATGTGGACGCCCTTGTCAGTCGCCGCGAACCGAAACGACTTGCCACCCTCACCAACTCGGCCGGTGAGAAAGCCCGACTGATCGGCGCGATAGATCATCGCTGGCTTGTCGCCATCGGCGATCCACACATTGTGCGATCCGTCGGCGTCGACCGTCGTGCGCACCGGGCCTGCCTGCAGTGTCTTTGAATTCGGCCCTGCGCTGTCGGCCTGCGCGGGCGGTGGGTTGGCCTGGTTCGGCGCATAGGCCGACACCGTCGCCTGCCGAAAGTCGGCGCCGACCGCGGACAGTCTCACGTTCTGCCCCTTGCGATAGAAATCGCGCTCAGTTGTTCCGCCGCGGTGATCGGTGGTGTGCAGCCACGGTGACAGCCACGGTGAGCCGTCAGCCTTCAGCCCCATGTTGACCCTGATCTTGTCCTTGCTGACCTCGTGCACAGTGCCCATGCGGTCGCTGGTCGCGGTCTTTCTGCGGTGCTCGGCCAGCTCGAACAGGACCTTCTGCATCGGGTCAAGCATGCGCTGCTCCTGTTACCAAAT